TTTGAAGAGACTAAAAATAACCTTACGGAAGGATTCTTAGATGCTTACTCAATTGCTTTTATACCGACGGAAGTTAAGAATGTGGAAGTTAATGGAGAGCAAGTTAGAATGTTAAATGATATGAGTTTATTAAATACTGCACTTACTGGAAACCCAGTTAATACAACTGCACAGAATAGAAATGTGTTTATGAAGTCAATGGATGCACTTGCTAAATATCAAAAAGAAAAGAAATCTAATCCTGATATGGAAAATAAGTTAGAAGTCAAATCTCATGATCCTCTAAACCCAAGTGGTTTAGAATCGGAAAATATTCAAAAGGAGGTTAATATGTCAGAAGAAACAGAAAAACAAACAGAACCAGAAGCTACTGAAGCGGAAGCAGAAGCACCAGCTGAGGCTGAGGCGGAAGCAAAAGCAAAAGCAGATAAGCAGGAAGACGAGGAGGAAGAAGACTCTGAAAAGAAGAAAAAGAATCCAAGTAAGAAAGCTGAAGATGCAGAAGAAGCAGACGGTGATGTTGAAAGCAAAAGCGTAGATCTAAAGTCAGTTGTTGAGGCTAACAGTGCTCACATTAAAAAGATTTTAAAAGCTCTTAAAATGCCAGTACACAAATCCCTAGCAATGCCTGAAGATAAAGCTTTAGCTGAAAAATCTGTTAATCCTTTAGACGCTATATAATAATGGAAGAGAATAACGGAGTAACTGCAAATATGAACTATAACAGTTCAGAAGGAGCAAGTGCTTACGAACATTCATTTGGAGCAATCCAACACAAGACTGTGTATGCAAATGCATGGACTGGTGTAGATATGAGAGCAACTTTAAAAGATGCTTTTGCTATTGGTATGAAAGCTTTAGGAACAACAAGCGGAGGAGGAGGTACTGCAGGTCAAGCAATGATCCCAGTTTACTTAGATCCAAGAATTGTTGATACTACAAGAAAGTTTACACCATTAGTTGAATTAATTCCTAGAGTTACGAACCAGGGAATTACAGCTGATTTTAATAAAGTCACTGCAAAAGGTTCAGCTTACAGTGCTGCAGAAGATGCTGCATTACCAGAAGCTAATGATACTTATGATAGAGATAGTACAGCAATAAAGTACATCTATGCTGTAGGTAGAATTACTGGTCAAGCACAAGCTGCATATCCAAGTTATATCCTGCAAGGTTTCCAACCAACAGGATCAGGATTAGGGGGCGGAAGTCCATTTAGTCCAACTGGAGCACCAAATGCAAAACAACTCGAAGTTGTTATGAAGGCGAGAAGTTTAAGGGAATATGAGGAATCGTTAATTGTTAATGGAGATGCAAGTACAACTGCAACTGAATTTAGTGGAATTGTAAAATTACAAGGCACTACTAATAAGACTGATAAGAACACATCAGCGTTAACATATGATGATATCGAGACAAGCGTTAGAGAAGCTTATGATGATGGTGGAAGACCAAAGTTAGGAGCTGCATCTAGTAGTGTAGTCCAAGATATCAGAAAACTTATGATTGATACTTACAGGTACAGTCCAACAGATATGGCAGGTGAAGGAATTTTACCATTTGGAGTTAGTGCACACATTGTGTTACAAACTATGGTAGGACCAATCCCAGTTATTCCTAGCATGTACTTAAGTAATACATCAGGAAGCAAGTCGATTTATTTCCTAGATACAGATTTTATAGAAATGAGAGTTCTTCAAGATATGACCTATGAAGATTTAGCTAAGTCTAATGATTCAAACAAGTTCATGTTGAAGATCTACGAATGTCTAATCTTTAGAAATGCAGCTTTCAATAGTTGGATAGGTGAGATAGCCTAATTTTATTTATTTATTTTATTATATCTATTTACAGCGAGGGTAAATTAAAAAAACCTAGCAAAAAGTAAACAATGAGAAATTATAAGGAGGTTAAAAAATAATGACAACAATAGTAAGTGAGACATCGTGTACAAACACAGAAGTTTCTCCAAACGCTGGAACAAAGATCATACAAGTAGTATGTCCAAGTACAACAGTTGGTGGAGCAGATGATGTAACTGTAGACTTGTCTAAATTCGGATGTACAAACATTCACGGAATACATGTTTTTGATGAAACAACAACTGGAAGTGTAGTAGTGCTTGAAGCAGCTGCAACATCAGTTTCTAGTTCAACATTAACAGTAGATCTAGGTGGAAATGATACTGGTGTAAAAACTATTATCCTATATGCTTATTGATTGTTTCTTATTAAAATATAATGGGAAACGGATTAAGAGCAATAGGTAATAACCCAGCATCGCCTCCATATAGTAATGGTCCTTATACGTGGGATCAACATGTTACATTTAGTCAAGGAGTTTCAGGAGTTAATTCTGAAGGAAAGGTTTGGTTTGTTGATGGAACTAATGGAAGTTCTGGAAATAACGGAAATAGCTGGTCAACAGCTATGGATACAATCAGTGGAGCAGTTGCATTAGCAGGAGCAGGAGATACAATCTATGTTACAGCTAAAGCATTAACTGATGAAACTGGAGATCCAACAAGTTATGCAGAAACTATCATAATTCCAAATACATTAACAAGTCTATCTATAATTGGAGTTAGTCGAGGACTAACACAAGGAGGATTACCACAAATTAAGATTGGAGCAGGCTCAACAGCTATGCTTACAATAAGAGCACCAGGTTGTTTAATTGCGAATTTAGGTTTTAATGGAGCTAGTTCAACAGGAGGAGGAATCCTACTTGATGATGATAACTCTACAAAATCAGCGTTTGGAACAACAATTAGTGGATGCCACTTTAAGAACTGTGTAGCTACAACAACAGTAGCAGCATCAGGAGGAGCAATTATGTGGAGTGCAGAAGGAAATGCATGGCAAGTAATGATTGACGGTAATAACTTTTATAAAAACGAAGTTGATATTTGTTTAATGGGAACTAGTAATTCAGTGCCACAAAACGTGACTATTTCAAACAATAACTTTTCAAGTTCGCCAGCCAATACAACTTGTAATATTTACACAGCTGGAAGTGGATTTGGTGGAGGATTAGTTATTGATAATAATAGATTCGGAGCATTACCAAACCTATCATCTGGAGATACAAATCTATATACCTATATCTTGTTACATGGTACAGAAGCATCAGGAATATTTAGTAATAATTATTTCGGGGCTTTAGGAACTACAGCAGGTTGGGGATCTGGAAAAGCAGCAGCTGATATTGAGGATGGTCTTTGGATAACACACTGTTATTCAGCAGCAGGTTTAATTGTCAGAGAGGCTACATAATATGGAAGATCAAAAAGATAACCATTGTTATGAGTGTGCAGGGCATGCAAAAGCTAAAGGCGAAACTTGTGGAACATGTGATGGTACAGGCAAACTTAATGCAATAACTTCAAAGAAGAAAACTTCAAAGAAGAAATAATTTATTTTTTTATTTTTTTATTGTTTTTTTTGAGTTCGGAAAAAAAACAAGGTCTTCGGACCTAAAACAATTAAACAGGAGAAAAAAAGAAATATGACAAAAACAGGCTTAACAGGCCCAATGTTGAATGTTGAAGAAGACAACACAAACCTAGATGCAGTTACAACTGCAACAAATGGGGATGCTGTTGATACTCGATGGTATAGAGATAAGTCTATTTTCATAACAGTAACTAGTAATACTGGCTCAGTGAAAGTTAATATTGAAGCAAGTCATGATGGAACTAGTTGGTTTAGTGTAGATACTAAAACCTATTCTGCAACAAATGGCACAGATATTTATTCTTACTCAAGTTATTTTCCATATATGAGAACTACAACAACAACTCAATCAAATTCAACTGTTTCAACAGTTATTACTGGGAGATCCTAAAATGAATAAAAATTATGTATTAGTGGGTGTAGTAATAGTAATCGCAATGTTAGCTTTTGTTAGTGCAACTTTTTATCCTGAAGCATGGGGAAATAGTGTAGATGCAGGAGATAATGATTTAGTAAATGTGGGTACTTTGTCTGCAACAACTATTCAGGCAGGAGATCTTTATGTTGATAATATTTATGGAGC